AAAATAATAAATTTATTGGTGTAAACGATATAAGAAAAAATCAAGTATTTACACACGTAGATTATGATTTAGCAAAAGATGGTGCAATTTTAGGAAAAGTTATCACTCAACATCCTGATTACGAACCAATGCAAGATTTTTTCAAAGTCTGCAAAAAGATTTAAATATGAATCTCCAGATAAATTATTAGGTAGTTATTTTTCTAAATATGAAAGAGTTCCAACATACAATGAGATATTTACTTTTTTTACTACAGATAGAAATGCTTCAATAAAAGTTTTTAAAAATAATCAATTAACTTTACAACACCAAGAATTAATTTCTAAAGAGCCAACTAAAAATTTTCAGTTGTTGACACAGATAAAAAATACTCAAGCTGCAACAATTATGAATAAATTAAACAGAGGAGAAATATCTCCTCAACTTGCAGACTATGAATTAAAAAAAATAGGTGCGGCTCAAGAAGGTTTAGGGGTTGCAGCAGAAACTATAACTCCTGGTAAAGGTTTGGGTGTTGCAAAAAGAGAGGCAGTAAAACTATTTAAAGATGCTGTTAAAGTAAATCCGAATGTTGTATCTGATTTAACATCTAAATTACAAATAAAATTATTAAAAGCTGTAAAAGCTGCACCAGAGTCATGTGGTGTTATTTTAAGTAAAGCAACAGGTGGTATAGCAAATAGCTGCGCAGAAGCAATTACTAAAGATCCTGTTGGATCTGCAGAAAAATTAAAAAATTTAGATGCACAAAGTGGACCACTTGCAAAAATTAAAAACATAGCAATTAATTTTTTAAAGAGCCCTGGTCTTCGAACCTTTGGTATCGCGGGTGCAGTAGGAGCGGTTGGTGCACAAGTTGTAAAAGAATTTAGAAACGATGATCCAACAAGTTATTTATCCAACGAAGATCAACAAAAAAGTATGTTGGTTGCAATGGCAACAGATCCAATAACAACAGAGTTTGATAGACCTGCAATATTAGATTATCAATTACCTGCACTTGGTGCAACAGTTGCAGGAGCAACAGCTTTGGGTGCACCATCAACAATTAAAGCAAGCAGATCAAGAGCGCTTGGTGTTGAGAAAAAAGGTTTGACTAGAACAGGTGCTAGAGTTTTAGGAAGAGGTTTAGGATTAGCTGCAACTCCAGCAGCACTTCTTCCATTTGCAGCTGCAGATTTAGCAGGTCAAATAGCAGAAGGTGATTCAGCNGTAGATATNGCAACTGATCCNATAAANTATNTNGCTCCNATATTTGCAGANNAAACAGATAAAATAACTAGAGGATTAAATCCTACTCTTAGAAAGTTATCTAGATTAAATTTAGGTAAAGCTGCACTAAGAGGAATATCTAGAGGTGGAATAGCTGGACTTGGTTTATCTTTAGGTATAGAAGGTTTAAGATTATTGGACGATTAATGGTTAAAATAATACCAGGAGGTGGCCCACCACCAAAGAAAGGACCAAGCTCACAAGGGTTGAATGTTCCTTTTAAACAGACTATACTAATCAAGAACTCGGAGAAAAAGAATGTCAACAATAGACAAAGCTCTACCAAACGTCGTAGAGAACACAGTAAAAACGCCTAGCGACGAAGAAGTTGCAATAGCAGAAGAACAAGTAGCAGAATCACAAGGTGGTGAAGGCGTAGATGTACAAGAAAACGAAGACGGATCCGTAGATATTAATTTTGAACCAAACAAAGTTAATCAGCCAAATACAGATTCACACTTCGACAATTTAGCAGATTTATTACCTGAAGATGTTTTAGGTACATTAGGTTCAGACCTTTACAACAATTATATGAATTATAAATCTTCTCGTAAAGAGTGGGAAGATGGATACATAAAAGGTTTAGATCTTTTAGGATTTAAATACGAAGATAGAACACAACCCTTCCAAGGTGCTTCAGGTGTAACACACCCAGTATTAGGAGAAGCAGTCACACAGTTTCAAGCGCAAGCTTACAAAGAATTACTACCAGCAAAAGGTCCAGTGCACACTCAGATCATGGGTGTCATAGACAGAGTAAAAGAAGACCAAGCAGCTAGAGTAAAAAATTTCATGAACTATCAACTCATGAACAAGATGAAAGAGTATGAACCCGAGTTCGATCAGATGCTTTTTTATCTCCCTCTCAGCGGCTCTGCTTTCAAGAAAGTTTATTACGATGAACTTCTTGACAGAGCCGTATCTAAATTCGTGCCGTCAGACGATTTGATAGTTCCATATACAGCCACATCATTAGAAGATGCAGAGGCTATAATACATAGATTAAAAATTTCAGAAAATGATTTAAGAAAAAAACAAGTGTCAGGTTTTTATAGAGATATAGAAATACAACCTGGATACACACAAGATACTGAAATTGAAAAGAAAGAATTAGAAATAGAAGGTGTTAGAAAATCAAAAGAAGAAAATGATTTTACAATTTTAGAATATCATGTTGATTTAGATCTAGAAGGTTTTGAAGATTTAGATCCAGAGACTGGAGAGAAAACAGGAATTAAATTACCTTACGTTGTAACACTAGATCAAGGTAGTAAAGAAGTTCTATCTATTAGAAGAAACTTTAAAATGGGAGACACACTTAGAAAAAAAATAGATTACTTTGTACACTTTAAATTTTTACCTGGTCTAGGTTTCTATGGCTTTGGTTTAATACACATGATTGGTGGTTTATCTAAAACTGCAACAGCAACATTAAGATCTTTAATAGATGCAGGAAGTTTTTCAAACATGCCTGCAGGATTTAAACAAAGAGGAATTAGACTCAGAGATGAAGCAGAGTCTATTAAACCTGGTGAGTTTAGAGATGTAGATGCTCCTGGTGGTAACATCAGAGATGCGTTTATGCCTTTACCATTTAAAGAACCATCAGGAACATTATTACAATTAATGGGTGTTGTGGTTCAAGCAGGTCAAAGNTTTGCCGCNATTGCTGATATGCAGGTCGGTGANGGCAACCAACAAGCAGCTGTTGGAACGACAATTGCTCTATTAGANCGTGGCTCAAGAGTNATGTCAGCAATCCACAAAAGAATGTACGCTGCAATGAAACAAGAATTTAAATTATTAGCAGATGTGTTTGCACAATATCTACCACCTGAATATCCGTATGATGTTGTTGGTGCACAGAGAATGATTAAGCAAACAGACTTTGATGACAGAGTAGATATCATACCTGTTGCTGATCCAAATATATTTTCACAATCACAAAGAATTAGTTTAGCACAAACAGAACTACAACTTGCGATGTCAAACCCACAGATACACAATATGTATGAAGCATATAGAGATATGTACGAAGCTATTGGTGTAAAAAATATTGATCAAATACTTCCACCACCACAACAACCTATGCCAATGGATCCTGCTACTGAAAATATTTTAGCAATGAGTGGTAAACCTTTCCAAGCATTTAAAGGTCAAGATCACAGATCACATATTACAACTCACTTAAATTTTATGGCTACTAATTTAGCTAAAAATAATCCTGCAGTTCTTGGTGCATTAGAAAAAAATATTTTTGAACACATAGCATTCATGGCACAAGAACAAATAGAAGTAGAATTTATGGAAGAGTTACAACAATTACAGCAACTACAAATGGCAATACAACAAAATCCAATGTTGCAACAAGATCCAAACACTCAACAACAACTTTTAACATTAACTTTAGCTCTTGAAGCAAGAAAATCTAAGTTAATCGCAGAGATGACACAAGAATTTAAGGAAGAAGAGAACAAAATCATGGGTGATTTTGGAAATGACCCTGTTGCAAAACTAAAAAGCAAGAGAGTTAGACCTTAGAGCAATGAACGATGAACGAAAAGCACAAGATGCAGACGAAAGATTAAGCTTAGATAAGATGAAAGCAATGATGAACCAAGATAATCAAGAAGAAAAACTTGATCAAAACGAAGATTTAGCAAAATTAAGAGCAAATACTTCGATTGAAAAGACAATTTTAAGTAAAACAATCCCATCAGCTCCAAAAATGGACAGACCAATTGGTAATGTATCAATAATAAGAGGTAAAAGTTAAAAATTATGTGGTTATCAGCAATAAAATTAGCAGTTTCAGCAGGAAGTAAAATTTATGCTAACAAGCAGAAGACGAAAATGGCAATGTCAGAAGCACAACTCATGCATGCCACTAAAATGGCCCAAGGTGAGGAACAATACCAGGGAAAATTACTAGAAGCCCGACAATCGGACTGGAAAGACGAGGCAGTTCTTATAATTTTAAGTTTGCCCGTGGTGGTGCTAGCCTGGGCAGTGATATCGGATGATCCAACTGCTATGGACAAGGTAAAATTGTTCTTTGAGATGTTCTCACAGCTTCCATCATGGTTTACAAATTTATGGATCCTTGTAGTCGCGAGTATATATGGTATAAAGGGNACACAAATATTNNGAAANGGAGGTAAAAAATAATGTCAAAGAAAAAAAGAAAACTAAAAAAGCTTCTTAAAGGTTTAGGAGTTGGCGCTGCTATATTAGGTGCTGGTAAAGCTTTAATGAACAGAAGAGATAAGGCAAATCAAATGAAAGAGTTCTTAGCGACTGAAGGCGGAGACCTGTCTAATATGACAACAAGACCAAACATGTTAGATATTGCTGGTCCAATTGTAAGAGATATTGTAAAACCAAAAAGAAGAAACTCTATTCTTGCTGATCCTAGAATAAATAAAATGGATACATCAGAGGTAGATCTTGAAATGCCACCAGTTATAAATAGAAGAATATCAGGACAAAGTGTTATGGCTTCTCCTAGATTTAAACACTGGTGCGTTTGATATAGGTATGAAAGATGGTGGTAAAGTTGTTAAAACTGGAGACGAACCAAAAAAACGTAAAAAGAAAATAGGAATTCAAATCAAAGGATTTGGAAAAGCGAGGAAAACATAATGCCAGGAACAATGATGAAAAGACCTATGATGAAAAAAGGTGGAAAGGCTTTAAAGCCTGTTAAGCCAAATCAAAAAGGTTTAAAAAAATTACCCAAAAAAGTTAGAAACAAAATGGGTTACATGAAGAATGGCGGGAAAGTTAAGTAATGGCCGGTAAGGGCTTATACGCTAACATTCACGCTAAAAGAAAACGTGGCGGTAAGATGCGAAAAAAAGGTGCAAAGGGTGCACCAAAAGCATCTGACTTTAAACGTGCAAAACAAACAGCGAGAAAATAATGACTAAACTTTGTCCTAGAGGAAAATCAGCCG